CCTCGTAGTAATCTTTCATTATAATTGGTTTGTTCATGAATGATTTGAAGGTTGGTTCGTTAGCACCTCTTGAGTTATTTGTAGCAGTAGCCGTTGCAACGTCAGCAGCTAAAGAATAACCTGTTCCTTTTTGGAACTCAGATCCATAAACCATAATAGTAATCGCGTCAGCATCGTTAAATCCTGCAGCGTCTAAAGAAGCTACACTATAAGGAGCAACTTCAACAGCGTCAGAACCAGCGATAGCTTCAGAAACTAAACATTTTACTACGCCAGCAGAACCAGCAATAATAACAGTATCATTAGTTCTGATACCGTGAGTAGTTCCTATATCGTTTCCATCGATATCTAGTGCTACTTCAATAAGACCACCTGAAACCACAGTACCACCAGCTTTTGTAGTTACTAATCCCGTGTAAGATAAGTGTAATCTTCCTTGTTCAGACCATACGACTTGATCAGCCGTCATAGCCTCTTCAGCTCCTACTTGTGAAAGAAATCCTGATATAGTTCTCGGTCCGAAAACTTCAGCTTCTTTTTCCATAAGATCTGGTACATATTGTTGCGCCCAACCAGCTCCCGCTGTTGACGCTAAATCTAGATAGTTTGATGATAATGTTTGTTGCTGTGAAGCTGGAACACTATTCAAATTACCTCCTGGATTTGATATTGCCATAATTTTTAATTTTTAATTATTTAAATTTGTTTTTAATTTTGAATTTGAAATCACTAGAATTATCTCCTAACACTCTCACTTTAATACCCCCAGCTTCTACTGTGCCGTGTTCTTGGCGCGCATCCATGTTGATATTTTTAGATCTAGCAACGCTATCTTTTAAAGCGTCTACTTTACCTTGTTCGTAAAAATGATTAGCCACAGCGTCCGCGTTCATAGCTGTAAACATTGATTTGTGATAACCCTTAGCATCTTTTAAAGTTGAATTATCATCCAAAAACTTTTTGGTGAAATTCGATAAATCGCTTTGAGTTTGTTTCACGCCACCAACATCGTTCACATTAAACCTGAATCTTTTGTCTCCAACATTATATTCAAAACCTTTGAAATTGTTATCGAAAACCTCGTTTGTCTTTTGAGTAAAAACAGATTGTGATTGCTTAGTTGCTTTTTCTACTTCTTGTGATTCCTTGTTGTACCTGCCGAAAAAATCAATTGCCTTTTGTTGCTCGTTAGTGAGCTTTGATCCAGCTTTAATCTCTTCGTAATATTTGGACTTCGCACCGTCCAGGTGTTGCCTTGCTTGAGCAACTTGCTCCTTCATGGCTATTTTTTTTCTTCTAATATCTATTTCTCCATCTGATTCCTCGTCGTAAGAGAACTGATCTTCCATCAGGAAATCAACTTCCTCAGAGTTTAAATGGGGTTTGGTTTGACTGTAGAATTCTCTAAGTAGATCCTTGCTTTCTAAGTTAGAGTAGTCTTGGTTTAATTTAACGTAGTCGTTTAAATCCCCGCCTGTGTCCTCCATAAACTCCATTAGCTTCTGTATGTTTTCTGGTAGTTCTTTTCCAGTAGCCTCAGTTTCCGCGATCGCATCTACGATTTGCTCTGTAAGCTCATCTACTTGATCAGTTACGTCTTCCACCATTGGAGCGTCTATGTTTTCCTCTACAATTTCTACGGGTTGCTCAATAACTTCCTCAACAACGTCTTCCACTGGAGAATCAACCACTGGAGCTTCCGTTGGTGGTTCGCTTAAATTAACCTTAGTTATAGTCTCCTCTTGAACTACAGATTGCATTTTCATTTTCTCTTGTACTTTAGTAACGTCACCTTTAGGTTCGTTAACTTTAGGAGCCTCTTCGACTATCTTTTCTTTTTTGTTTTTTGCCATAATATAATATAATTAATAATTTGTTACTGTGGTTTGAACTGATCTATATTCAGTCCACCAGATGCTCCGCTAGACTCAAAGTCTTTAGGAGGTCTATCGTTGCTTCTTTGGTCAATCATTTCTGATTGTTGTGTAGCTTGTATTTTCGTTCTTTGATCTTTTCTATCTTCTTTTTGAGAATCCTTACCTTCGTTAACCTGCATATCCATCTGCTTTAACTGCATATCAAATTGGTGCTGCATTTGCATTAACTGCTTTTTGATCTCAGATTCTTGCATCATTTTTTGAGCGTCCATTTGTCCTTTCATTTGCTCTAACTGTGCTTGAGCCTGAGATTTAGCTTGTTCTTTCTGGACCTCTAATTGAGCCGCCGCTTGCTGCGTTTGCATGTTAGCTTGCGCTTGTTGCTGGATATTCCTTTCAGCTATAGTTTGGTCTTTTACTTGTTTTTTCTGTCTTCGTATTTTTAATACTTGATTCGCTAGTTTTATATTCTTGATGTCCCTAACATCTATAGCGTCCTCAAGCTCAATACTCTGTTGTGCTAGTGCTACTTGTATGTTGTTTTCTAATAAAGCTTTTTCTTCTTCATCAGGTGATAGCTCTATAAATATGCCAAAATCATGTATATGTAACTCCGCCATGTCTTTGAGTGTACCTACGTTACCAGCCCCAATAGCCTGTGCAAACGACTCGCTTGTTGGAGAGTACTCTAACACGTCTGATATTCTAAGTGTAAGTTGCTCAGCTATAGAAGATGTTAGAAATAGACCAGCTTGCAAAACGTGCCTGGTAGCTGTGTTTGAATTAGCCGCTGCTAGTTTCTGTACTCCAACTAAAGCATTTTTATCCGGCATACTACCGTCTCTAGCTTCGTTTAAACCAGTAACGTCTCTTATCATTTGTAGATAGTAGTTGTAGTTACCTATAAGTGCCTGTATCTTATTGCCTCCGTGACCGCTTGTTATTTCTTGAATTGGTACCTTACCTGGATTCATATCGCCCTCGCTTGTAAAGCTTCTCCCAATAACAGATCCTGTCTGGAAGTACATATTCAGTGCTTCTTGAGGATTGTAGTTTGTTCCGTTTCCTAGATCGATCTCAGCTAAACCGTCAGCATCTAAGTAAACTCCATCAGGAACCATACGTGACATTATTTGCTGTATCTTCAAGTGGGTTAACTGTATCATGTCTGCGAACCCAGTTATTCTTTTTACTAACGATTCTATTTTACCATTGTACATTCTAGGTGCAACTATAGAGTAGTTCATTCTAACTTTAGAGTGATCACTTTTAGAACGCATCATGTTCTTAGCCATCTCCCATTTAAGTAGCTTCTCAGTACCTATTATCTTAGCTCCTTCGTACAAACATTCTATCTGTCTAGATATCTTGGTATATGAGCCTTCTTTTCCTTCTGGAGGATCGAAAGAATCGTCTTTGGCTATAGCTTTGTTAGCTCCTGTAGATACTTCTTTAACTTTATAAACCTCGTTCATATACGTCTTGTAGTTAAAGTACAGAACTTGAACTTTATTTTTATCTTGATTGTTTCTGTTGCGGTTGTGACTCTGTTTTTGGCTAGACGACTTTTGTTGTATTTCCTCTAAATCACCTTGAGTAAGATGTGGGAATTGTTTTGCTAACTCATTTATAGGTATTTCCTTCACTTCTCCCACGTAGTAAATATCTTCAAAGTATGGTGAGTCCGTGTGGGAGTATACTAGATTCGCTGGATCCACGTAGCTAATTGTTATACCATCCGAAGTGTTAAAGTCGGTTTTAACAGCGCCTATCCCTAAAACAGTAAGATCATAGAAAAATCTTTTACGAGTTAACTCATATCTATTCTTTTCTAAAACAACGTTTAAAGCTTGTTCTTCTGCTATCTCTACTGATTGCTTGTATGTCAACTGCATGTGAACGGCTAGTTCTTCTTTGGATCCTGGTAAGTCTCCTTTTTTATTTTCGTATAAGTCTAATCCAAAAGCTTCACCAACAAAGTCATTAAACTCCGTTGTTTCCATATCTCTCATAACAGACCTCATATACATAGATCTCTCTGACACACTATAAGGGTCTTGAGCGTAAGCTTTTATATCGTAAGTTCTTTCTGATATACCATTAACAACTATATCTACAAATTTAGATATAATCGGTACTGGTTTCCAATCTAAATTAAGATAAGACAAGTCACCATTTATAGATAACTCATCTTTATATTTCTGTATTGATTGCTCACCCCTGGCATATAATCTTAAGTTGTGAAAATCGCTTCTGCTACTATTATATCTACTAGTGTGACTTTCCCCATCGAACCATTCACCTTCTATGGCCTGAGCAACCTTAAGCCCATATTCAAAGCTTATTTTTTCTACATCACTAACAACTTGATTTGGAAAATTCCTCATATTAATTTTTTATTATCTTTGAAGCACTACCTTGATTAGAATACTTAGCAATACTTATGTTTAATTTTGGTTTTTCTACTTTTGCATTTGGCGCATATAAATGTCTATTGTTTGCCATAATAGCTAAACCAGAACTTATTGATGCATCATGCTTTGTTCTTTTGTTTATATCAAATCTTGACCAATCGTTTAATAATTCATTAAAATACAAGTCTCCAAAAGTCCCGTCTTGCTTCATTCCAACATGATCCTGAATATACATCTCAATCGCCGCCGCATGAGCTTGTTTTATATCTTCGCTAGAGTTA